CGCCAGGACTCTTCGAAGTCCAAGCAATCCAAGAACTCGCCAAAAAGTACGAAGTAGATATTCTGGCCAAAGTTGTATTTTCTTTTTCACCAGACATCATCATGTCACCATTAGCACTGCCTAGAGATATGTTGCAAAGACACATCCGGTCTTTGGGCACAAACACACAGGTCATGCAAGATGTTTTGGATCAATGTTTGGACAGACCAAACTTTCAAGAAATGTTCACTGCAGACTATGAGCAAGGGCTAATTAAAGGCAAATCCAGAATAAAACATCTAGAACATATTCGTGAAGACACATTTACATTTTCAGATTGTTTACAAGGAGAAATAAAGGAATGGTACGATGCTATCCCCTATAAGAATTACTTTAAGTAATCCACTCAATCGCAAACAACAGATTGATTACTGGATACAACCCAATGATACTCAATTGGCCAAAGACTGGGTCACACAGTTGGAAAAAATTGTGTTGCAAGGTAACCATTTGGAAAAAAATTATTGTTTCATGGGTTGGGTAGAAGGACCAAGATCCTTGCCATTGTTGTGTGAAGAATTACAAAGGGCAGTAGATCAGATCAACAGATATAATTGTACAGGTGCATGGCAAAGCAAAGGATTGAAATCTTATTACATAGAAGATCACTTTACTCCACAGACTGTGATATTCCCATTTGATCTACCCAAAGCACCAGGAGGTTTTGATCCTGCCAAACTAGGACTTCAACTCAAACATGAAGTCATGAACAGACTGCACAATCATTTTGAAGTACTGCAAGGCACAGTGGAAAACATATCTGAATATTTTAATCATGCAGATGCAGAAACCAAGTATGCTATCAGACAGTTGAACAATTTGTGTCATGAAATAGAATCATTGGCACTGAGTATCAGAAAGTATGCAGTGTCGCCCAAATGGGTCAGACCATCACAGATCACAACATTTTTCAAAGCACCTAGAACACTGTTGACTGACACACACAGAACAGGCTTTGCAGAAAATGGTTATGACAGAAAGTTTGGTCATGTGTATATGCATTGGTGTCAAATAGGCAAAACATTGTATGAAGTATTCAATGATGAAGGTGCACCCAAACTCACAGATACTGTGTGCGAAGCAATCACACACTTACAATATTATTCTGGAGAATTTGATGTGGAATGGGGTCGTGATGTGATTGAAAACAACAATATGCCTTGGCATGATGAACAACAACAAAAGTTTAGGGCTTGGTTGGAAGCAAACTCAATCGATCCCGGAGATCCCAAATACTCATTGGGCTATCTAGAACTAGGACACATTGAACTACAAAGATCATTTGGTACCACTGATCCAGAAGCCATATGGAAGTTGATGTCTAACTATCTAAACATAGAAGCAATATCTGTGAATGGACACACTCGCAAATATGATTACTGTTGGTCAGACATGAATTACAAAGCCCAGCAAATGGCCAACCTATAAGTATTTTTATGTTTAAACTATATCGTAGATTCAAGAATTGGCTGGCTTGGAGAAAGAAACTTAAACAGCTCAAAAAGGATGATCCATTTGTTTATTAAGAAGATCAAATCATATTGGTATATGTTACGCAGATTGAAAGAACGCAAATTGGACGAATGTGATATCAGAAGGTTAAAGTAATGGCCGTACTAGGTGTCAGTTGTGGCTTTCACGATGCCAGTCTCACTGTACTGGATGGTGATCAAATAAAGTTTGCCGCACACTCAGAAAGATATTCCAAACACAAACATGATAAAAATTTAAGTCCTAAACTCATAGAACAGGCCTTGAAGTACAACATCACAGAAGTGGCCTATTATGAAACACCATGGCTCAAACAAATGAGATGTTGGTATGCAGGACAAGGTATGGATTGGAAGTCCATAAGGTTAAACAATGTGTTAAAAAATCAGTTTGGTCCATACTACAAAGAAATTGAACATTTACCCAAACAATATTACAGACATCATCAGTCACACGCCGCCGCAGGTTTTCAAACATCCAAGTTTGATGATGCCACTGTGGTTGTGGTAGATGCCATTGGAGAATTTGATTGTCTAACCATATGGGATGCCAAGTATGTGAACGGCAAGGCTCAATATAAAAAAGTATTCACTCGTAGATATCCACACTCGTTGGGATTGTTTTATTCTGCTATGACAGAAAGAGCAGGACTTAAACCATTGGATGAAGAATATATTTTAATGGGCATGAGTGCATTTGGTAATCCACATTTGGAAAAGATGGATGAAATCATAGATGACAAGTTTGACATCAGATTTAAAACAAACTGTCATCTGGGATTACTGAACTGGCATCCTGAACTCACAGAAATAGATGTGGCCACTTCTGCACAGTATGAGTTTCAATTGTTGATGCAAAATGTGTGGAAGATTGCTAGAAACAAAGGTTCATCTGATAATTTGGTGTACATGGGTGGCTGTGCTCTTAACTGTGTGGCCAATGAAGAAATAGGATTGTTTTTTCAAAACATTTGGATCATGCCCAATCCAGGAGATGCAGGTTCTTCACTGGGTGCGGCCGCATTGACATATGGTGGTAAAGTGGACTGGCAACATCCTTATCTAGGTGAAGAAATCAAAGGTGAGTATCCTGTGAATCAAGTGTTGGAAACATTGTTGGACACAGGCATCTGTGGAGTGGCCTCAGGTCGTGCAGAGTTTGGACCCAGAGCATTGGGCAACAGATCTTTGTTTGCAGATCCTAGATCACCTAGCATGAAAGATCGAGTAAACCAAATCAAACGCAGACAACAGTTCAGACCTTTTGGTCCTGCCATACTGTCAGAACAAGTTGAAAATTATTATGATATGCCAGTGGGCTGGCAAGACTCACCTTATATGCAGGTGATTGCTAGAGTGCAATCTGGTAAAAAGATCATGAAAGGTATTGAGTATCCAGCAGTGATTCATGCTGACGGTACCACCAGAGTGCAAACAGTGGATCAACACATGAATCCTGGATTCAGAGCATTGTTAGAAAAATGGTTCATAATCACAGACTGTCCCATACTGTTAAACACTTCACTGAACATCAGAGGTGAGCCCATGGTCAACACCAGAGCAGATGCTGATAGGTTCACACAAGAGTATGGAGTACCAGTGTGGAGTTAGCATTCACCAAAACAAGATACCAAGATGAATTTGTGTTCTATCCCAAAGATCAAATCATTGGACAATCCATGTATCGTTACGGAGAGTATCAACAATTAGAAATAGACTTCTTGTTACAACACATCAATTATGATTCAGTGGTTTGGGACATTGGTGCCAACATAGGTGTTCATGCCTGTGCTTTTGCATCCAAGGCCAAACAAGTGCATTGTTTTGAACCTAATCAAATGCATTGTGAAGTGTTGTACATGAATATCAAAGCCAACACAGGCTGTGAAATATTTGTGTATCCACAAGCCATTACCAACAGAAAATGTCAAGTGATCATAGAAAATTTTGATCCAGAGCAGATATCAAATTATGGCACAACTAAAATTACACAAAATCCAAAACAGGGTGACATAGTAGAAGCAGACAGATTAGACAACATCAATATACCTGCACCGCACTTGATCAAGATAGATGTGGAAGGTCATGAACCAGAAGTGTTACAAGGTTGTGAACAGACTATTGATAAAAATAATCCCATAGTGTACATGGAGGCCATGTCAAACTGTGATAGGATATATGATTTTTTTGAATCAAAAGATTATAACTTGTGGTGGACCTGTGTGATGAATTACAATGTGAAAAACTTCAAACAAGAAAAAGAAAATATGTTTGGTAACTCAGCCATGTTTGGTTTGGTCGCGGCACCTTCACTGTTTAATTACACTCAATTAAACAAAATGCAGTCAAGAGATGAACACTGGACTACTGTTTTTAATGCTAAAGACCTATCCAATGACTGATTTCTGTACAACAATTATATCTGAGATGATATACAAACTTTATAATTAACCACGCCCCAACGATAGTAATTACTGCACAGAGCCATCGCTTCTGTACAATTTTCCACATAACATAAGCTATTTAACAAAATGCCCTACCAAAGTAGGGCACTTCGTGTGTATTAGTTGTGTTCTTTTGTGTTAATTTTCTTGTATCCCCATCTGTTTTCAGATGAATCCCAAATACCTTTCA